CGCCAGCCGCGGCGACGACCGCCGCGCCCCAGAGCAAGACGCCCTGCATGGCGCCATTCAGGAACCGCAGCGCCCTGTTCGTGCGCGTCATGCCAGCGGTCAGAACCCCGAAGGCGACTCGCGTCTCGATGATCCTGGGCAGAAGGAGGAGGAACCCGCCCGCGAGGAGCGCAGTCCCGCCCACCAGTGCCGTCGTCACGCCGATGGTCGCCTGGATCGGCCCGGGAAGGGCGCCGAACGAGTCGGCCATCTTCGAGATGCCATTGGCGATGTCCGCGATGATCGGAAGGAAGGTCGCACCCATGCTTATCGCAGCGTCCGCGATGGAACCCTGGGCGGACTCGATGCGCGACGCCGTCGTGGCGTAACGCTTCTCGGCCTCCTCCGTGAGGGCGGTGTTCGCCTCCCACGCGTCGTTACCGAGCTCGAGGCTCCGGCGCAGAAGGTCGCCCGAGTTCGCCATGCCGAGGAGCGCCTTGCTCACGCGGACGTCAGACTGGCCAAGGTTGCTCATGGTCGTGAAGACGTCGCCGCCAGCGTCGTCGATGCGCCCCAGGCCCTCGGTGAAGGACACGAACGCCATCGCCGGGTCATCCTGGAAGGCCGTCACGAACTGCTCCGACGACAGGCCTGCGACGTTGGCGAAGCCCTCGAGGTCCTTGCCGCCCTGCGCCACCGACTTCGCGATGTCCGTCATGACGCGGCTGACCGCTGTCCCACCAGCCTCGACGGGGATGCCGACCGACGCGATCGCGGCGGCAATCGACAGGATGTCCGCCTCGGACGCGCCGATGATCGCACCCGCGCCCGCGATGCCCTGTGCCATCTGCACGATGTCGCGCTCGGTCGTCGCCGAGTTGTTCCCGAGGTCGACGATGGTCGCACCGAGGTTGTCGACGTCCCCCGGCGCGGTCTGCATGATGTTCATCAGCTGCGCGAGGGACGTCGCCGCCTCTTCGGCGCTGAGGTTCGTCGCGTTGCCGAGGTCGACCATGACGCGCGTGAAGCCCAGGATGTCCGGGGTCTTCACACCGAGCTGACCGGCAGCCTCGGCGACGGCCGCGATCTCCTGGTGCGTCGCGGGGATCTCACGGGCCATCTGGCGCAGGCCATCCTCGAGCGCCTGCAGCTGCGCCGGGGTGCCATCGACAGTCTTGAGGACGCCAGTCCACGCCGTCTCCCAGTCGACCGCGGCCTTGATCGCGACACCGAGCCCGCCGACAGCGAGGGCCCCGAACATGGTCATCGTGCGACCAGCGGTCTCCCACGAGGCGCGGTTGTTCTGGGCAGACTGCGCCATGCGACCGATGGCCGACGACGCACGCGTGCCCTCCTCGCCGACGCGACGGGTGGCCTGTGCGGCCTGGTCCATCGCCTGGCGGTAGCCAGAGATCTCAGCCTGCAGGCGCACGACGATAGACCGCTGGGCCACGGCAACCTCCCGATGTGTCGGTGTGGGGTCAGCCGGTCGGCCGCTTCGCCTCGTACTCGTCGCTCAGGGCGACGTAAAGCATCGAGCCCGGCTCGGGCTCCTTCTTCTCCTTGCGGGCCGCCTCAAGGGCCGCCCCGGCCTCGCAGACGACCTCGTGGGCCGTCCACCAGCCGTTCGTGTCGCCATCCCAGGCGACGTCACGCCGCTGACCGCACCCGCACGAGCACATCGAGTCCTCGACGACGGTCAGGGCCTCCGCGAGACCGCGGTCCCGGGTTGACCAGTCGAGGAGGAACTCCGTCGGGCGCGCACCCCAGGCGCGCGCCGTCCGGAGGGACTGGATCAGTCCTGGTCGGTCCTCGAGGTGCTTCGCGAGAAAGGGGCGGGGATCTCCGGCTCCTCAGAGAACGCAGCCAGGGCCGCGTTGATGAGCGAGAGAATCTGGTGCGACCCGATCTGCCGGCGGATCGCCCGCAGCTGGTCGACAGTCACCTCGTAGGTGGCGCCGCCCTTCGCGAACTCGATGCGCACGAGGGCCTTGGCGACCATGCGCAGGTTCGCCTCGTCGATCGCGGCCTTCTGGGCCTTCTCGGCTGCGGCGATCTCCTCGGCGTGCTCAGCGTAGAACGCCTCACGTCGGGCCTGCCACGCTTCGTAGGCCGCGGTGTACGCGGCGGACGGCTTGTCGCCCTTGTGGTCGCGAGGCTCCACCGGGGGCTTCTCGGTGAAGCGCGGGGACGGGTCGGCCTTCGGGATGGCGGCGTTGATCTCGTCGATCTCGGCGGCGTCGAGCGCACGCACGAACCACGTGGCCTTCGACTCCATCCAGTCCGCGTAGATGCGCTCGCCCTCGACCTCGAGGTCCGCGAGCTCGGAACCCTCGCCGACGCCGGCCTCGTCCCCGAGCCGCTTCGCGCGAGCCTCCGCGGCGTCGTACCGGCGCTTCCACTCCTCGTACTGGGCGTACAGGTCGGGCCGGGAGTAGATCGGCACGGACCGCTGCGACACCGAGCCGCCGTTGATCCAGGCGTCGAGGTCGAACTCTGCGGGGGTGGTCTGCTCAGGGGTGTCGTGCTCGGTCATGGTGCCCTCCCCGGGTCAGATGCTGGACCACGGGTCAGGTGGACTCGCGGGCCCCGGACCCGTGGAAAGACGGGGCCCGCGAGGGTCAGAGGGGTCAGGCCCCGGCGGCCGCAGCGATGAACGGGTAGCCGCGCTGCATCTCCGCCGGCACCCGCCACTTGATGAAGCCGTTCACGTCCGACGGCGGCTGCGGGGTGTCGGTGATGAACTCGCCGCCGAGGTAGATCTCGTCGGCTGCCTCCCACGCGTCCGTCGAGGGCTTGTCCGTGCGGCGCGCGTAGCCCCAGAGGGTCGTGCCCTTGGCCTTGACAGCCTCGAACCCGGCGTCCTCGGTGGCGTCGAACCCGCCCGCGGCGTCGAAGTACCGCCAGAGCGTGAACCCCGCCGTGTAGTTCGACGCGCCGATCGCGTTCGCGTTGCCCTCGTCACACAGGGCCTTCTCGGCGACCTTGTCCGAGTCCGTGGCGCCCCACGTGAAGTCGGACGACAGGACCTTGCACGAGAGGTCGATGCCCGCCTCGAGCTCGGTCACGGTCGGCGCCGCGGGGTTGGCGGGCTTCGTCGTGAGGATGGTGAACTTCGTCTTGCCGTCCGCAAGGGTCCTGGGCATCGTTACGCCCCCTTCTCCGGCTGCGCCGGTGTCTCGGTGGTGGCCGGAGTGGCCTTCTTCATGTCCGCCGCGCGCTGGCGCGGAGTCTTGTTGAACGGCTTCGAGAGCACGTCATGGTCGAGCCAGTGCTCGGGGATGACGACCTTCTCGCCGGTGTCCTTGCGGTAGGCGTTGATCTGCGCCACGAGGGCCTCCTGGGGCATGCCGAAGGGCCCCGCGTCGTGCGTCGTGCGACGGGGGCTGAGGATGGGTGAGGTCAGGCTGGGGTGGACGTCAGCCTGTAGAGGTCGACGACGAACGCCGGGTGCCGGTTCGTAGACGGGATGGTCACGTCGCGGTCGACCTGCACGTTCTGCGAGTCGAAGAACGTGAGCCATGCGGCGCGGTCCGGCATGCTCAGCGGGAGCGGTCCGATCGCCGGCTTCATCTCCGCCCGGGTCGCGCGGGCCACGATGAGCGCCCCCTCGGGGGTGCCGGCGACGTGCGTGAGCCCGACGACCGCGTCGATGTCCTCGCCGGGCCCGCACACCGCGGGCTCAGCGCCCGGGCTGCCTGCGCTCGTCCAGACCAGGACGTAGGGGTAGGTCGGGTTCGTCGGCACGTCCACGAAGTACGTCGTGTACGGGATGAGGGCCTTGATCGCCTCGATGTGCTCGATCACAGCGCCTCCTGGGCCGCGCGCCCCAGCCAGAGCTCGAGGTTCGGGATCTCCGCCTCGAGGGCGAGCCGCGGGTCAGGGACGGTGCCGCCACCGCGCGACGTCCCGAAGAACGCCACGTTGCCGAGTGCGCCGCCGAGCGCCTTGTCCGGGCCGATCTCAGCGGCCGTCCCGGCGTCGAGCAGGTCGTAGTTCACCGACCGGGAGATGCCCTTGAAGTGCCGGGAGCCCGCGAGGTCGTCGCGGATCCGGTTCTTCACGTTCAGGGCCCCGCGCGACACGATCGGTGGGACCGCTCGCGTGACGGCCGCCGGCGCCCGACGCAGGTCCGCCTCGAACGACCGCAACTGGCTGGTGTCGAATCCCTGAGTGGCCATCACGTCACCCCGCTCTGGAAGTCCTCGCAAAGGATGCGCTGCGCCGTCGCCTGCGACTGGTCGTCCACCGAGGCTGCCCGCAGCACCGTGCCGGCCATCGCGGGATGGTCCGGGTCGACGTCGATGGTCACGACGTCACCCGGGCGAGCCACGGGGCCGAACGGGATCCGCAGCACCGTGCGCGACACCGTGAAGTTGAAACCGCCAGCCTCCGGGGTTTGCTCGAACGCCAGGCCCGGGTAGCGCGTGTAGCACTTCCCGACGTAGACAGGCGGCTCGAGGTAGGTCGGGGTTGACTCCCCGGTGAGCGGGTCGACCTCTACCGGGCCCGGTCGACGGATCGTGCACGTCGCTCGCATGCGGCGCTCGAAGGCGGCGCGGCCCTGTCGGAGGACCTCGGTGACGCTCACGGCGACGGCACCCATGTGTCGGGGTGGAGCCATGCCCCGCGGCGGCGGTTCAACGCGCCGTAGGGAGAGATCGTCCAGGCGCCATCGGGGGAGCCGGGCGTCAGGAGCGCCCACTCTTCGTCAGTCAGGAAGAGCTCGCCCTTCCGGGCGGACTCGTTGTACCGGTAGTTGTAGTCGTCGATCCCCTCAGACACCTTGCCGTCAGGGTTCTTGATCTTCCGGATGACCGCGTTCGCCTCGATCATGACCAGCGTGTCCGACGTCGGCGCGCCGGTCCCGATCGCGGCGGGCAGGTTCGGCAGGCGGCTCAGGATGAGCGACTCGACGTCTTCGAGCCAAGCCTCGACCTGTGCGATCTCGAGCTCGTCGGTGATGGGGCGGCCGAGCCGCGTGCTCACGGCTGTGATGCTTGCGTAGGACACGACCGCCCCACCTCCTACTTCTCGTCCTCAGCGACCTGCTTCTTCGGTCGGCCCGGCCCGCGCCTCGGCGGATCGACCCGCTTCCACCCGGCCTCCACGTAGCGGTCGACGAGCCCGTCAGGCACGGCGACCGCCGCGGGGGAGAACGGGGGGGTCAGGGTCGCCATCAGGCCTGGACGGCCGACGTGAGCTTCACGAACTGCGCGATGTCGCGCACCCGGAAGCCGACCTCGATCTCGGCGCGCACGGCGAACATGTTCCGCTGGAACAGGTTGATCGTCGTGGCGCCATCGGTGAGCGTGGCCTGGTCGCTGATCGCGATCTGGACACCCTCGACGGAGCCCCATGCGGCGCCGGACCAGTCGCCGGCGAAACCGAGCTGAGCGTCCGTTCCTGCACCCGCGCCGTCCGCGTCGGCGAGGTACACGCCGGGCGAGACGGAGACCGGCTGGCCGAGGAGGCGCGTGACCGAGCCGCCCTCGTTCGGGCCGTTCGTGAACAGGGGGCGACCGAAGCCGTCCACTGCCCCCAGGAGGAGGCCGCGACCCTGAGGAGCGATCGCCCACCCGTTGAGCAGCCCGCCGCCCGTGGCGACCGCCTGGTCCGCGGCAACAAGCCCCGCGTAGGTGTCGCCGGCGATCCCGACAGACGCCGCACCGGAGAGCTTGTCGAAGTTCGACCCCGGAGCCGCCGTGGCGCCGAAGACGGTCTGGTCGAACGCCAGGCCCAGCGCCTCGGGGAGCTTGCGAACGAGCGCGTTGTACAGCGCGTTCTTGTCCCGGCGGAACTGGTTGGAGAACGGCACGATGACCGCGAGGGTGTACGGCGTCATGAGCTTGGACGAGAGCGTCGGGCGGCTGACCGGCTTCTCATTGGTCTCAGCAGTCCACGCCGCCGTGGCGTTGCCTGTGATGATGTCGACAGTCACGCCCGATCCGGGGAGCGGGATCTGCTCGGCGAGCTGCATCGCTGCCGACTGGTACGCGGTCTTCTCCCAGATTTCGGCAGAGACCTGGGGGTCCAGGCGGACCCCGCTGGTAGTACGGTTCACGTCAATCCCGGCCATCGGGATCTCCTTTCCTGCCCCTCAGGGCTGTCAGAGAATGCCTTCAAGCGAGCGCTCAAAGCGCTGCGCGTTCGTAGCGACACCGGACCCTTGTGCTCCTTGCGAGCGGTCGGGCTTGGGTTTGCTGGCGCCGCCTTGCGCGGCCAGGTAGGGCTTGCGGGCCAGGAGGGCCGTGACCGCCTCGGCGATCTCGTCCTGGTCCACATCCCCGTCGTCATCCACCTCGAACTGCGACAGGTCGATGAAGTTCAGTGCGTCCGCGGGGTCGGCGAGCTTGCCGGCGGCCGCCGCCTTAACCTCGGCGCGGACTATGCGGCTGTTCGCCTTCGTGAGGGCCGCGCGCTCGGCGTCGGCCCGGACCTTCTCGGCCTCGTCGCCCGGCGCTGCCTCGGCGGCCTTAGCCTCCGCAGCGATGCGACGCTCGCGCTCAGCCTTGAGCTTCGCCTTCATGCGATCGAGGGCCTGCTTGCCGGCGTCTCCGAGGTCCTCGGCGCCGTCGTCCACGTCTGCTTCGTCGTCCGCGTCGGGCGCCGGCGCGGCATCCGCGGCCTGGGCCGCGTCACGGGCGTCTGCGTCGGCCATGATCTGGTCGAGCGCGTCACCGCCGCCGCTGGCGTCGCCGCCCTCGACGAGCGTGCGGAGGTTGCGGGTTCTCAGGTGC